GGTAACGCTCATCCGGCGGGCCGACTACCACAACGTCACAGCCACGTTCAGCGAACAGCCGGGCGGTACGAGCGACCACCCTTTCGCCCTCGACGTTCACGAGGTGCTTGGGGATGTTCATATAGCCTTCCCAGCGTGCAGCCCTGCCCTGAGCGAACACGACGACACGATGCTTTGTTGTCGGCGGGATGGGCGGCAGCTCGCTATTGCGTCGCACAACGGGGATATCGAGTAAATGCTCAGCTGAGCCGAAGTGATGAATGCCGTAGGCCTCCGGGTAATCTCGATACCAACCGACATCCGTCTCGCGATGCTTATAAGGGAAGAAGTACTTCTGCGGCAGCATCACGACGTCGGGTGTCAACTTGCTCGTCAAATAGTGCGGGCCGGTGATAACCGACGCTTCGTTGCTTCTGCGCTTCGCGACGGCCTCTTCGATACCATCCACGAGCGCCTTAGCCAACGGATGCCCCTTGGTGCAGCCCATGAAGCCGTTGGCAGCCACCTCATCCTGCAACTCCCAGGTGGCGAAAGCCTCCAGCCCTGCGAGCAGCTCGTCTACCGCGCGCAGCGGTTCGATGTCGGTGTCGACCCAGACGCCGCCGAACTTGTAGAGCAGCTCGTATCTGAGGATGTCGGACTGTAGTGGGATGATGTGCCGGTCGACTATCTCAGCAGCGCGATCGTAGAGGTCTTGGTTCTTGAGCTTAGGTATCGGCCGCTCCTCGCCCCAGAGTATGAGCTCCCACTCGGGGTGCAGTTGCCGCCAGCCCTCGATGAATCGCCGGTATGCCGCGGGCATGGGTTCGCCGGTCCAGAACTGGTGGATGATCTTCGGGATCAATGAAGCCTCCGAGGTGAAAGTCGCAGCCTGGACCGGGGTGCTGGGCGAGCCCAGGCTGCGACAAAAGGGGGTCTTAGGAACTGGCGGAACCGAGCGTGAGCTTGACGGCACGCACCAGAATGCCGTCACCGGGACCGAAGTCACCGGAGCCTTCGTCGCCTTCGTAAGGCACAAACTGACCATCCTCATTGAGCTCGCCTTTGTCGTAGACGGCATTGGCGCCCACATAGCAGTTGGCGGTCAGACGGTCGCGCTGGTAGCGCGAGTCATAGTCGCGGATCACCCTCATGGCAAGACCGGCGTAAGTGCGGCTTGCCCCCCAGGGCGCTCCGTCGGGCACGATGGGCGCCCGGCTTGAGAACACGAAGGCGCTCTTGTGGAAGGCGAAGGCCTCATCCGGGGGAAGGGCGTTGGAGCCTACAACGCGGAAGCCCCCGTAGTTGCGGGCGATGGTCGCGTCCGCCAGAGCGGACTGCTCCATGGCGTCGCCGGCTTCGCGCTTCGCCAGCTGCTTGAGGATGACCTCCTCCACCTGCGCACCGACAAGCAGCGTCCGATCGGCGGGCGGATTGTCGCACAGGTTCAACTTGGTACGGGCCGCCAAGACGGCAGCCAGCGGCTCGACAGGGTCGATGGTGTCGGTGAGGGTGTAAGTGGCGGCCGAGATCTCTGTAGCCAGCACATCCTCCATGCCACAGGCCACCGCGCTCATCACCGGGTTCAACACCTGGGTGCCGAACTCGACGATGTCCAAGGCCATCTCCTCGTCGGTGATGAACACACCCTTGTAGACGTTGGTGGTCAACTGCAGCGCGACCGCGTTCTCGGCCAGCTCATCGAACTCGATCTCACTTTTGGCACGCAGGGACCGGGTCTTAGCGCTGGTGTAGGCGGGGACACGGATCATGACTGTGTCGTCTCTGGCCCCGAGGAACGAGTCGCCGGCATCCTTCCACACGACGCGCGGCAGTACGATCTCGCGCTCCAACGCCCCCAGGGCCGCAGCTGCGACCTTCTCGGCCTTAATGAACTCACTCATGGTTGGTCACCTCCTAGCCACGCGGGAACAATTCCGCGAGCTTTCTAGGGTCTGTGGTCTCCGGGTCCCCATCGGGAACCGCTCCCAGCCGCAACCGCTCCTGCGGACGCCGGGTACCGCCGCCCTCCGGTTCGCCAGATCCGGACGGCTTGAACGAGTCGAGCAACTCATCGGCGTCGGCCTCGAGCTCTTGCTCGGTGGCTCCGACGAGGCGCTTTGCCTGGGCCTCGGTCAGGCCCTTGCGGGCCGCCACGCGAAGACGGAGAAGCTCCTGCTCGACTTCACGCGCGCGGGATTCGGCCGCAGCCGCCCTGTCGGCGGCCTTCTGGGCCTCGGTCTTGCCCTGCTCTTCGAGCTCGCGCAGCTTGTCGCGAGCGGCGAGGAGCTCTTTGAGGTCGTCTGACGACTTAGCGCCGGTCGCCTTCCAGAGATCCTCGTGTTTGCGGGCGTGGGCCTTCCACTTCTCCAGTTCGGCCTGAAGCTGCTCGATAGACAATCCTGTCGGCTGTCCTTCGCCTGTCGGCTCTTGAATGGGTTTGCCTTCGCCTGTCGGCTGTCCGTCGCCCATGCCGAGTCTCCTTCTGCTTAGGTCAGATACGAAAAGACCGCCCTGTCGGCGGTCTTTGGGGAACCTGTCTCATGCGTGCCGAGCCGGTTGTGCTAGTCCTCCTCCTCCCGATCGGCAAGGGCACGGCGGAAGTCGTTCAGTGGGTCGGTGGATCCTATCTTTGTTCGGTCCCACAACTCGCGAAGCTCCCGGTTCATCCTGGGGAGCTTAGATCCCTCGTAGAACGGTTCCGCTCCGCACTGACAATGGTCGTGGGCCTCGAAAGAGGCCGTCTCTTCGCTCTTATAGACCGCACCTCGACTGAGCAACATGGCACAGAAGGCGCAGGGATCGCCTCCCGACACCCGCATCCAGCCGAGTGCCTGCGGATCTTCTTCCACCGCCTGCAGGATGGTGTCTCGCTCACCGTTCAATACCAATCGGGTGGCCTCCCCTGAGAGCCTCACGAAACCGTTCGCGAGCGCCTGACTGCGGTTCTGCCCGGCGCCCAATGCATTGAACACTCCGGCCATGGTCACGTTCGCGAGCGATGAACGCATGACCGCCGGAGCCGGCGCCGGAGGTAACTCGCGTATACCCTGCCAACCCAACTGCAGCGACTGGGGGAGCTCGAGCGCCCGGAACATCGTGTAATACTGGGCCGCCAAGGCCGCCGATCGTCGATTGCCGGTGGCCACCAGCGGCAATGCCGCCTCAATGAAGAGCCCGTAGCTGTTGGGGTCGTCTAGATTCCAAAGCGGCCACAGGCGGGCGAGCTGTCTCAATGTCAGCGCCCGCAGGGCCAACTGCTGCTGCAGGTGCCACTGCGTCAGCTTCGCCCCGGTGTAGGTGCGGGCCATCTATGCTCCGGCGGTGGCAAATGCGGAGGCCTGCCGCTCCAGCATCTGCTCCAGTTGCCCAAAGGCATCACCTTGGGCGGCCGCGGCCTTCCAGCGCCGCACGTCCTGTTGAGTCACGCCCGGCACCCTTTCCCACAGCTCCTGCACCGGCACCCCCAGCATCGTGGCGAGCTTGCCGAGGGCGTCGACCATTTGCGCCATCGAGCGGGCCTCAGTGTCGCGCCAGCGCACCTCGGCCATGGGATCCGGGGTGATGCCGTATTGGATCTTGGCCGCTAGGCTGAGCACCTGCTCCCAGGACTCTCCCCAGCTGGTGGCTCTCTCGGCGATCTTCCGCCTGCTGGAGGCCTCCGCCGCCGCCAACGCTTCCGCGGACAGGTTGACCAGTTGGCCGAGGAGCTCGTGGGCCGGCGTCTGGGAGATCGTGGCCAAGTGGCGCAGCGAGGCCTCCCGAGCATCGATGTACCCCTTCAGCTCGGTCTGCTTGAACTCACCGATGGTTAGGTCCTTGTCCTCAAACGTCCAGACTCGGGATACCGATGCAGTCAGCTTTTCCTTCTCGTTCTCCGGCATCCACCCGAGGATGTAGCGCTGCCGGAAGGCGGCGTAGTGCTGTGCGACAAGCAGCGAGAACGTGGTCAGGTTGATCTGGTCTTGGATGGCGCAGAGGGAGTCGTTGACCTCGCCTATCACCTCATCGTCCAGGTCGCTTACGTTCAGAAAGCGAATGACCGGGACCACGCCGACGTTGTGCACCTGGGATTCGATGAACGTCACTGTCCATCGGGTTCCACACCCATCCAGTAGACGGCCTTGTCGTCGAATAGGCGGTAGAGCCCTCCAGGCACGGCGCTGCGCCTTTTCTCGAGCGCCCACATCGGCCAGTCGTCATCCTGTCCGTAGACCACCGTCATGCTGCGGGGGGATGTGCCT